CGGAGTTGGAAGCTTATTTCCGTCCAGTTTAAATTCAGGATCGTTCAACGCTTACACTCCTTTCGGCACAAGCGGATTTCTTCCGGTCATGCGTATGGATTCATTATTACGTTTTATTATAGTTCTATAAATTGATTTGCCGTCAAGATTTACATTTAGATTTATATCTCCGCCTTTAAATTCTCCGGCAGCATCCCTGACGGCTTGTTTTATTGTGCTTAACGGAGATACGACCTCTGTTTCACGCTTGTTATCGCCCAGCACTGCTAGGAACTCTCCGTAATTTGCAGGTACTACCGTTCCGGATGCAAGGCGTGGGATCTGAGGAATGTTTATTTCATGTAATCCTGAGAACGGTTCAAATCCGGCTATTTCCAAATTTCTTACCCAGCTGATAGCTGAATTTATAGCTTCAAAGGGAGCTGCAATAACAAAGTTTAATCCATCGATCAGCACATTTACAACATTGCTGAACACATCTCCGATTCCTTCTTTTATTCCTTCAAAAATTCGTCCTCCAGAAGAAAACACATCTTTAACTGCCTGCCATGCAGATGAAAATTTTTCTCTGAACCAGTCGGTAACGTTTATAAACGGCTTTTTTATGCTGCTCCAGGTGTCGCTGAAGAACTCTCCGGCTTTTGAAAACGCATATTTTATGTTGTTCCAGACATTACTGAATATTACGCTGAAATGTTCAGCAGCCGGCTGAAATATTCGCTGAATCGTATTCCAGCATTCGCCTATAAACTCGGTGATGCTATTCCAAATATCGACGGCAGTTTTCGAAATATTTGAAAAAAGATTTTTGAAATATTCAAACGCCGGTGTAAATACCAGTTTTATGCTGTTCCAAAGATTTGCAAAGAATTCAGCTGCCGGTGAAAATATTTCCTTAATATTTTCCCATGTTTCAGATGCAAACGCCTTGATTTCGTCCCAATGCTTTATAAGCAGCGCTCCAACAGCGATAACAGCCGATATTCCGGCAGCGATCAGCCCTATGGGACTTGTCAGCAGTGAAAATGCACCGCTTAACCCGGATACTGCGCCTTTCAGTATCGATATAATACCGCCTGCACTGCTAAACGCCTGACTTAATGCATTTATTTTGCCGGCAATAGCGAACGAAGCTCCAAGTGCGCCGATAACTAACGTTAAATCCTGAACTGCTGTTTTATGCTTTGATATCCAGTCGGAAAGTTTTCTTAAAGCTCCCGAAACGCCTTCAAGCACACTCACTATTACTCCGCCCGTCCATTTTCCGATAGGTTCAAGGAACTTTTCCCATAACCATTTTCCCAACGGTTTTAAGGCTTCGATTATTTCATTAAGGACATCTATTGCTCCGGAAAAAACATCTAAAGAAGCCGGAGCTGCATCCTCGATGACCCAGGATGCAATAGGGAGCAAGACCTTTTTATAAAGCCATACAAGAAGGTCTCCGAAGTTTTCAGCAAGCGGCTTTACAGATTCCAGAAATCCGGAAAAGGAACTTAAAATCGGAGAAAAATCTAAGCTTTCAGACCATTCCGCCGTTGCGGCTGTACAGCGTTCTATCACTCCAAGAAATATTAGAAAGAGATCTAAATATCCTTGAATTATCGATGTTCCGCTTCCTTGACTCCAAGCTTCTGCAAACCGGCTTTCTATATTTCCTATCGTATTGAAAATGTTTGTTAGGATTTTTAATATTGATGAGCAAACCTCATATCCAGTGCCGTTTTTCCATACTTCAGCAAAGCTTTCGCCAATAGATTTGACCGTATCTTTTATTCCCTTAATTGCATGAAGAAATGAATCGATAAACGCTTTTCCATGATCGTTCCATGCCTGAAATATCGGATCAAGCATCCCGTTGAACACGTCTTTAATTTCTTTGGCTAAGTTAGAAACGTCGGAAGTCACTGGTGAAAGTTCAGCGTTAATCGGAACTGATCCGCCGCCGCCTCCGCCTCCTCCTGAACCGCCTCCTGAAGAATCAGATGATGACAATTTGTTTATCTTATCAAATCCCGCAAGAGAATTTTCCTGAGCTTTGGCGGTTTCGTTTACAGCGTCCGTAAATTGATTCTGTTCATCAACAGATGAAGAAATTGCCGACGCTATATCGGATGCAGCCGAAACAGAATCATTTTTTATTGGTTCCCATCCGAAAAATCCCGCTAATGAATTATATGCCGCTTGTGCCCATACAGTAAGCTTAGCAAGAGCCGAAGTAAGTCCCTTTACGAAGCTTGTTGCAGCTTTAAGGACTGGCTGTCCTACGACAGCTAAAAGCTGACGCCACGTTTCACGCAGATTTCCGATTACATTCTCCCAGCCCTCTGCTTCACGTGCAGCCTGACCTTCAGCTCCCGAAAGCGCATTTGCGTCTCTGACCATTTGAAGCAAAACAACTTGTTTCTGAGCTTCTGAAAGTTCTTTAAAAGATCGGGCGTACATTTTATTAGCCGCAGTGTTTCTTGTTGTTTCGGTACATGAAAGTCCCAGCGCCGCATCATTTTCAAAGTTTCCTTTAAGGAATGATTTCAGCGATTCAGCCGTATCTTCAAGAGAACGGTCATAATATGCAGCGCTGTCGGCTGTAACACGCAGCGCATCCTCCATCATTCCAAGAGCCTGAACTGAATCCATGCCCGACGCTTTAGCGAATGCGTAAATAGACGTGCCTATTCCATGAAGGCGTGTTTCGAAAATTCCGCTTTCATTTGCAACACGCCTCATTGCGTCAACTGCCGTTGATTTAAGTTCTTTAAACGTCTGCTCAAGCTGTGAATTTGCAGCGTTTACGTTTGCGGCAGTTTCGATAAGATCTTTGATTCCAAACGCAATGCCTACAGCTCCGGCAACTGAAAGCAGCATAGTTTTTAACGACCCAAGACTGTTTTCGATCGTCCCTAATCCCTTTGAAAATCCTTTCGTATCTATCTTTGTATCAAAGTTTAAATATCCGTCAGCTGCCAAATTATCACCCCTCTCTTATTGCGGACATAAAAAACCGCCCCAGCCGGAGCGTATGAATTGTTAAATAATAGTTCTTAAAAACGACTCTGTTTCGTCAATTTCAGCTTGTTCCTGAGCTGTGCGGATCGTCACAAGGCTTTTATTTTTTTCATAAAATTCTTGTTCCCATTTTTCAAGCTTTTTTCTTTTGGCAAGTTTCTGACGAATATGCATGACTGTCGAAAATAACCCGTCGCCTATTTCTCCGAATAATCCCAGAAACGTCCACCAGTGAAGAAAGGGGACTGAACGTATTTCGGCAACTCCGGCTGCTCTGCTTACTGCCGGAAATATTATTGAAGCGTCATGCGCCCAGTCAAGAGTTTTAAAATTCTCCGGTTCTGATTTTGGAATGTCGCCTCCGTCGCAAAACCAGTACGCCTTTTTTATGGCTTCTTCAAGAATATTTTTTGGTAATTTTTCGCAGTAAAGACGCTGAATACAAACGATCATTTTTTCATATTCTGTAAGCTCGTTATCATTGAAAGCTTCAAAAATTCGGAGTATATTGCGAAAGTCCGCATTTATTCGGTACTTCTTTCCCCCAATCTCAATGGCTTCTAAAAGTTCGCACATCATGACAGAAGCTTTTCAAGCAGAGCGTTTTTCTGTTCTTTCGTCATGCTGTCTATATCGATTTCAGAATCGTATTTTTCATTATTCTCATCCTTAATATATTTCTGAACTTCCGGTCTCAAAATCGGCTGAACCGATTTCAAATCATCTTTTAAAATAGGGATAAAAGCTTCAAAAAACACCATAAACAAAGGCTTTCCGTTTATTGGAGAAAGAACGTTCATGTCACCGAACGCATGAGAGCAGATGTCCGTATCAAATGCATAGTCTATCTGTCTCCGGATCTCGCTATCAAGCTCGCTGAGCTGCTGAGTTGTTAGCTTGTCGATCTCTTTATACCTTTCCTGCATCTCTTCAAGCTTGCTTAGGATACACTCTATACGCTTCATTATGTTGAGATCAGACAAATTTATTTTAATTATATTATTTTCATCTCCGTTGATTATATATGGCTTTAATCCAGTATTAAAATCGATCGATCTCATTATATTAAACCTCCTCCTCGAATATCGGCTGCTTTATTTTAGCCTCGTTTGTCTGCGGTCTGAGTTCGTTTATGTGAAGCGATTCTGCACTGTGGTTAGCCAGCGTATAACTAACTTTTCCCGGCACTCGGTTTCCGCAGAAGGCAATATTATATGGAATCCTTACGCCTCCCTGAGCTCCGCCGTACGACTGCGGTTTTACGATCACATCCTCCTGCCATGCATCAAACGGAGCTTCTGTTTTGTCTATCAGAACTTCAAGAATGACCGCTTTGCAGCTGTCGCCGGTAAGACGGTTCATGGCAATATCCTTCAAAAATGTATAGATCAATCCGTCGCTGGGATTAGCGTAGTATGTCTCCACGTCAAGGGACGGTTCATATCCATTGTCTGTTACCGAGGTCTCGTCAAGAATGTTTTTGAAAGTCTCTGTATCGGGATTAAGCTCAACGGACGCATCTTCAACATCCTTTCCGATAAGATACCATGTAAGCTTATTGTTTACAGTAATACCTAAATAATGGAGAAGTGCGCTTCTTTTAAGTTTTCCAACTGTTGTATCTGCCATTTTCATTTACCTCTCTTTCAGATTTCAATTGTGTATTCTGCAATGATCTGGAGCTGATACTGAACTCCGTCCACAAGATTTTCCTGCGGAACGGAATAAAGCATACCGTTTTCAGCTGTAAGTTTAATTATTTGTCCGGCAAAGGTTTCTTCGCCGATGTTTGATTCAACATCCTGACCCGCCTGAGTTTTCAGCCAGTGAGAAAGTTCCAGCAGGGAAGTGCTGTTATTCAGACGTTCATAGTCGCTGTATGCGCTGAATGTCGAATAGAGTATAAACGTATGCTGCCGAACCTGATTGCCGATAATATCCTCGCTTACAAGGCTGTCACCGATTGAAGAAAGTCCATAGCTTGTCGGTTCAGGATCGGCAAAGTCAACGTGTATCTCGTTGCATATATCCGATATCTTAGGAAAGCTCTGTAATATTTCCCTTACTTTTTCTATGATGTTCATTTCAGTTTTCCTCCGGATATTCTTGCCGCACCCCTCAGAATCGCTTTGCTGTGCTGTTTTTTCATAACTTCAAACCATAGCCGCTGTGCCTGAGGATGACGGGCGGTTGAATACTGCAAATTTTTACCGGTCAGAACTTTTTTCTCTCCTTGTTTTGCCCATGCTGAACCGTTAAGGCTTGATACCATAAGCTTTCCGTAATACTGATATCTGCCGTATGGAGATGTTATAAAAATTCTGCCGCTGCCGATTTTTGTTCCAAGAACAGCGGCTTTTGATAATAACATATTCTTTGCCGGAGTATATTTCACCATTTTTCGTATGCACTCTGAATCAATAAATTTCTGAGCCGTATTGAATTTTCGAGTGCTGTCTTTTCCGAAAGTATTGTGCCAGATAAGGTTTACTTCTGATTTCTTAGCTTTTATTTTAGCGTTATTAGGCTGTTTGATCGACATAAAATCATCTCGCAATCACTTCAATATGCGGCAGACCTCCGTAACGACAGTCGCTGACATTTTTCACAACGGCAAAATCCGGAAACTGCTCACGAAAAAGCTTCATGCTTTCCGATGCGAACTTCTGAGAGCTGTTGTCAAAGCGAAAGTCTGCATCTCCCTTCACGATAATATCGCCGGCTTTCGGAACGTGATCTGCACTATAAATATACACGAGAATGCTGTCGGATATTTGAAATCCATTTTTAACAGCGGTCAGACCTCTGTTATCGTTCCAGAAAACGCCTTTGAAAAAATGTCGGACAAAGCTGTCTTTTTCATATACGGTGCAATCAGCGTTTTTAAGCATCATCTCACCCCCGAATAAAGCAGTCCGGTGTTTCCAAGCCATTTATAAATGCAGTCACGCTGTAAGCTTTTCAATGCGGTTCTCCGGCTTTCAGAATCTTCATACGACTTGCTCCAGCCAGCTACAGATTCGCTGGAAACACCATTACTTTCCTGCTGTACAAGTTCGTCACGATAAAGCGTTTCCGCAAGTTCACAGCAGCACATTTTTACACTTTCGGGAATATTTTCAGGATCGATATTTCCATGAGTATAACGGTCGATAATCTTTGATGCAAACCGTGCATAAAATTCAAAGGCGGTCATGATAACCGCCTTTTTACCGCATAAAAAATCTGTTTGATAGAAATTTTCATCCGCATAACTCTTCATATAAATCAGCCCCTTGTAATAATTCTTGCGATCGGAACAGCCTTATGCGGAAAGAATGCCTTAGCGCTTTCGTTTGAATTTGCAAGAGACCATTTTGAACCCATTTCAAGCTGAGCGTCGGTCGGAGAAATAATTGAACTGTCAGTCCATGAAATACCATATGGAGCGAAGATCTTACGCTGCCTGCTGTAAAGCGTGTCCTGACCGCCGTTTACTTTAGGATCTCTGGCTGTTTCGTAGGGAACTTTCACGCCGCAGTCGGTATATTCAAAAGCTCCCTCGCCGAGAACATAGGTCGTATACTTCTTGTAAGCATCGGCTTCTTTTCCGGAATCAGTTACAGCCGGAACTTCTTCAACGGGCATACTGTCATCGATAAGGACCGTTCTTCCGTTAAGTGTAGCAAGAGCAAGACTGCGCTGAATACCATCCTTGTCAGTGTATTTCATGTAATCCAGAAGCTGGAGATTTTCAAGTTCTGTCGCAACTGCTGAATGCATAATTGCAAGGCTGAATTTTGCCTTATTATCGCCTAAAGCTCTCTGCATAGCAATATTGAGAGTAGTTGCTCCGAAAGTTCCGGTCGATCCTTCGTTTCCGGAAATATCGTATGTATGTCCGTTTACGAATTTAAGATTTTCGCTTCCGGTCATCGAGAATATTCCTGCAAGAATGCAAAGAAGAGTCTGCTGATCGATGTCATTCCAATATTCGCCGACTTGTGAAGCTGCTTGTGCAAGAAAATCAACTTTGCCGGTAATATCATAGCTGAAGTCTTTTTCTGTCCAAGCCTTTGCACGTCCGACAACGATACGTCCCTGAGTGTAGGTTTTGCTCGAAGTTGACGTTATATCCGTGCTGCCGTCATAATTAAGAGCGTCTCCGCCGATTCTGCCGAAGATCGGGATAACAGCATAATTTCCGCCAACCTGATCACCGAAAGTTCCGGCAATATCTTGTCTTGATTTTACAGCTCTTGACTTAATAAGTTCGTTTCTGCTGAGGTTGGGAGTCTTTTCAACATAAGCTCCGAAAACCTCTGCGTTAAAGTTTTTTGAATCGAAAATACTCATAGTTTTCCTCCTTAAATAAGTGTATTTACATCCGCATCGGGATGTTCGTTTTTATACTTCATTGCCTCGGCAAGAGTCATTTTCTTTTCGGAAGGATCTGGTATGCCTGTCGGAGCGACCGGATTTTTAATCGGCTCGCTGCTTTCAAAAAGAAAATCGTTTTCAGCTTTGATTGCTTCAATAGCCGATTTGATATCCTCAGCCTGATTCTTTGAAGCCTTTAGTGTTTCAATATCGAGCAAAGCTTTAACAGTCTTTGAATTTCTCGCCTTACTGCCGCTGATAGCCGTATCAAGAACGGAATTAAATTCCATATCGGCGATTTTAGCCTGATAATCGCTGTCCTTTTTAGCGAGATCGGCTGTAAGCGCAGCGATTTTGCCGTTAAGCTCGTTGACGTCCACGTCTTCAAATGTTTTGAGAGTGTCCTGAGCTGTTTTAAGATTGTCTTTGAGCGTATCACGCTCCGTTTCAAGCTTGCTTGTAACTTTACTCAACTGCTCGTTGAATGCCGTTTTAAGCCCTTCCTGCTTCTCCTGCGGCACTTCAATTTCCTGCGCCGCTAGTATTGCTAAAATGTCCATGTTTTTCCTCGCTTTCTTTTTTGGATATAATAAAAGCACCTCATAATGAGATGCTTTTTTACGTATTAAATTATTTTAAAGTGACATTGGCGTAACAGCATTTGCCGTCATGCCATGCTCCGCAGTTTTCTTTTTCACAATTAATAAACTCTGCTTTATTGTTTCTTACTTCGGAATAAAAAATTTGATTTCCATTTTCATCGTATTCCATTTCCGTTTGATTTATTTCTTTGCGTGTAACTGCATAAGGGCATTTCATATTTCTACCTCCCAGAATTTTTGTATAACAAAACCGCCCCGAGTGGAGCGGTTAATCAATCAAAATTTGCTTAGGGTCACCTTTTGGCAATGGTCTTGTGCCGTAAAGCTCTATTGTATAATCAAAATCATCGGCAATACATTTATCCACGATTTTTTCAAATTCTTCTAATGCTTTGGGCTCTCCTAAATAAACTCCAATAGGAAATTCACAACCATAATGAAAATGATTTGCAAATTTTTTCTCTATATCTAAAGCAATATCAAATAAACTCTTTTTTTTACTCATTATAAAGCCCCCTTTAACATACTTTCAAACTGTGACAATGCATTAGGAAAGTATTTTTTCATTTCTGCATAACGAATTTCATCAAATTGTGCTTCAAACATATGCGCAAATGCTTCTTGACAAACAGATAAAGAGTTCCAGTAGTTATCTCTGTGAGTAGCACAGCCTTTTATCAAGCCGTCGGATAGTCCGTTGAATATATCAGAAACACCCGACTGAGAACGAAAATCCTTTAATTCGTCCGCTATTGCTTTATAAGTATCCGCAACTTTTCTTGTGCCTTTTTCGTGAATAATTCTTTTTTCACATTCTAATTTGTCTTTTCTTAATAATTCGTAAAAATCATCACTATCAGACAATCCGCCTGCCAAATCATCTATTAAATGCCCATGTTCATGAAACCATGTTGCACCCGCTCCACGCTCGTTTGTTAAATCAGCTCCATAGTTCATTGATATTTTCTTTGTGTTCGGATTATAATTCGCAACATTTTCAAGCATTGAATTTTCAACAGAATTTTCAGGAACAAATTTATTAAAAGCAGCTTTTGCAACATCAGAACCATGAGAGAATTTTTCTTTAAGAACGGTATAATATTCTTTGTTCATTCTTTCGTCGGAAATAATTTTTTGCTTAAACTTTCCGAGCTCCGAAGTTTGTATTTTTTCTTTTATTATACCGCTTTCTGCCTTATTTGTCAATGGATTTTTCAAAATCTCCAATCTCTCATCAGCCGAAACGGAACCGACTTTCTTTGCTCCAGCCTTAGGTACAAAATCGCCGCTTATATGCACTCTTTCACGTTGTTGCGGCAGGTCCATAGCATTTGAAAAAACAGAATATTCATGAGATGTTATTCTGTATCTTGCACGAGCGTTTATAATATCGTCTTCACCTGCTCCGCCGTTTGTGAGAAGCTGTATCTCCTGACGCTGGGCACGCATAGTTGTTTCAAGCCTGCGCTGTCTTTGAAGAGCCTCGTATTTCGTATAATTTCTGCCATTATACTCGATAGGAGTATTCTCCTTTGCATTCATTTTCGCAAGCTCTTCATCGGTATATGTACGTTCAGATATTCCTGGAATAACGGGGTAATAGTCGTGGTAGCAGTTTGCTCCGCAAAGACCAGTTACCGTACCAAGACCGCAGACGGTTTCGAGCTGTTCATTAGTATACCAACGTCCCTGCCAGACCTGATGATCCGGACGTGCGCCGCTGTGCCATGTTACTTCAAACATATCCGTGCCGAGATTTTCAGCGTTATCCTCGTTTACTTTTGCCGTTATCTGCGACATGCCGGTCATTATAGCACGTCTTGCGGCAACATCAACACGATTCGACCATCCCGAAGCATAAGAAACGGTACGAAGTCCGGAATTTGTCATTTCCTTTACAGTGCGTTTAAGAACAGTATTATAGTCGAACGCTCCGCTTGTAATATCGAGCATTGCCCCATCAAGTGTCTGCTGATAATACTCCGCTATGGGCTTAAATTCAAGCTTGCCGGACGCATTTCTAACTGAAAATCCAAGTGAGTTTGTTATGTTTTGTAAAGTGCCGTAAGTCTGATTTGCAACAGCACTTAACATCTGCTGTAATCCGAGATTTTCCGCAAATGGAATCTGATTTTTACCTACTGCTTTGTAAATTTCAGCATTCCTCAAATAGTCGGTTTTAAGAACCTGGGAATACATATTATGTATATCTTCATCGGATAAATTAAGACTTTGCTTTAGTGCACTTTCAATATCCTTTTTGCTCATACCGAGTTCATATAATCGGTTTATCTGCCAGTCAGCCGCCCTTGTGATTTCATTTCCGTTTGTTTTAAGCCTGCGGATAATATCCTGCATTATACGGCTTTCAAGCTCCCTCATAGGCTTGTCGTAAGCCATTGAAACAGCTTCGATCTCTCCTGATGTTAGCATTAATCTATTACCTCGGCAGTCTGCGGAAGATTTTTAAGAGCCTCATCCAGACTTTCGCCGTACCATTTTGCACGATATTCTTCCGGACGCATGATTCCCATAGAAACATCATTTCTATCTTGCTGACGTTCAGTTTCCTCATCAACAAGAATGCTGTCTTTGAAATTACAGATAAATTCATATTTCTGCTGTGTCATTTCGTTGAAAAAAGCAAGCGCATACACCAGATCTTCAAGACAGTTTTTAAGGTTATTCTGAATAGCCGAAACGGTATTATATTTACGTTTCTTTGCGGACTTGATCTCCGTAGCCGTTTTTTCAACAGACTGGGGATTTGAAATATCTCCGAAGCTCAGACCGACGGTGAATTCGATTGCCCGTTTATATTCTTCAAGACCTTTAATGAAGCTTTCTTCACGGAGAGCAGGGGAGAATTCTTTGAAAAAATCCTGAGTTCCGCCTGAGATATTCAGTCCCTTAAAGAGCCGATCTTTAAGCTTAGGAACTTCAAAATCCTGACGGGCATACGCAGTTTTTACGGGACGGAGAACTGCTTCATCAACATGAATCACTCTTTCAGCAGATTCAAATTCCCAGTCTAGACGTCCGAATTGTATATCCGCAAGACGTATAAGTTCTGACGCTGAATCAAAAATTGAAACTCCTCCGTGACTGCCGTCTATATAATTATCGACCGGATTAACGTAATAACCAAATGCGGGACGTTTCATAAGGGGATATGTAACGCCTTCCATCAAAGCCGACCATTCAGGAACGCTTTTCAGAGGTATCTCTTTTCCAAGCGAATCCGCACAGCTGGTGCGGAATGCTCTGTTGGTGATAGTAAGACCTTTTTCAGCGTCAAGACTGTGATATTCAAGCCGGATAAGGTATTCACGGTCTGAGACCTGCTTTATTTCAGGAAAAATAACTTTCATAAGCCTTCCGTTCACATCATATTCTATCGGTATAAAATCCGTCTGCGGAACGTATTGAACTTTATTTCCTCCAAGAGGTTTAACGATCATTGCTCCGGAAGCAAGCGCTCTCTGCAAATTCTGATTGATGTCTTTTATTGCCGTCTGAAATATGTCATCAATACGCTTGTCGGTGACAGACGCAGTCATTTCATTCAGCGTAATATTGGCAAATTCACGGACTATAGACTGTTCAAGCCTGAGGGATATAACATCTTTTGAAAGCCATGGAGCTTTTCCGGAATACATTTTATTCCATTCCGCTATACGCCTCAGCATAAGATCAGTAACGGCGATATCAACCGAATAAACATCTTTGATAGTTTTTGAAGGAAACATTTTTCTCACCAGCTCTCTTATTGCATTTAATATATTCACTGACCTCTCCGCCTCCATATTCTTTCAGTTGCATAACGTACTGCATCAATAGTATGATCGCCGCCATCGGGATAACCGCTTATAACATTGCCTTCTTTGTCGCATTCGTATTCGTAGTCCAAAAATTCCCTTGCCGCAGAAGGACAGCGTTTGTTGTCGATAACAATAGCCCTCAAACCAGACAGCCACTTGTATGAATACTCACGGCTTTCCGGACCTTTAACAGCAGGTCTGGCGCAAAGTCCATACGCTCTGTAATCCTCCACAGATTTAGGTTCAGCGCTGTCGCAGGTGATAAGATCGTTAGTTATGCCAAGTGAAGCAAGCTTTTCAGCTGTCTGGGCATTGGTCTGCTTATTGCAGGTGTACTCCTGAAATATATACAGCGTTTGCTGAGAGGGGACATAATTAACACGGACAAAAGCGTATGGATCAGGATACCAGCCCCAGTCTACGCCGTTATGAATATTATCAAAAACTGCGATCTCTTCGTTCGTAATTTCACGTATAATAACGTTGTCAAAGACGTTTCCTCCCGTACCGTTAGCGATTCCCATATATTCGTTGTCATAAGATGCCGGATTAGTTTCTTTAAGGAACTGAGCATCGTCAAGAAAGGATTTTCCCAGCCATTTTTCCGGAACACTCAGATAAGTGCTTTCGGTTACGAGCCTATCCTCTCTCGGAACTTTTATATATTTATTTGCCCAGTTATTTGCCGATTTTGGAGGATTAAAGCTTTTGAATTTATAAGAAATATCTCCGCCTCTGATAACAGACTGCTCAATTTTACGAACTGTTTCTTCTCCCTTGAACTGATCAAGCTCCTCAAACCAAACAATGCCGATATATCCGAACGGAACTTTTATAGATTTGATTTTATTAGGATCGTCCGCACCTCTGAAATATATTTTTTGTCCCGTAGATTTACGGGTTATTTCGAGCGGAGATACAGTGCATTGGAACTCATCGTCAAGACCGAGAGCCGATATTGCCCATAATATCTGCTGATATACAGAAGTTCGGAGCGTATTTGCAACATGACGCAGAACACAAGCGTGCATGTCCTCATGATTCATAATGAGATCGACAACGTTAAGTCCGCAGAAGGATGACTTTGTCGAGCCTCTACCTCCAGGGAAAACATACTCGGAATGCTTATGCTCCATTATATCAAAAAGCACCGGCGAAAAGGTCGGCGCAATAAGCGATGCGGGTATTCCAGAATAAATAGTTCCGGCAGAAACAGACGGTTCTTTTTTGTCTTTTTCAAGTTTTAATTTGTTTTTTTCAAGTTTGAGTTTTTCCTTAGCAAAAAAGTCGTCCTGAATAACTTCACGGAGTTCTTTTATCGCCGAAACATCTCCGGCTTTGGCTTTTTTAAGAAGAGCGGCATTGACTACAAGCATATTATTCACTGTGTCTTCGTCAAGCTCTGAAAGATCGATTCCCATTTCTACAAGCATATTGTAGTCGGCGGCAGTATTAGCAGGCATTTCAAGAAGCATATCCATGACTTGTTTCATAGACTTTTTACGGCGGCGTGATTCGCCGGACTTCTTACCGCCCTTTGAACCCTTTTCCCTTGCTTCGCTCTCGGTTCGTATTGGTATTAAATTGTGTTCATTCAAGGTCACCACCTCAGTTTTTAAATATACAGAAACACCGCTTACCCCGAAAAGGCAGCGGTGTTCTGAAAGGAGTATTAAAATGTCAATTTGTAGATATCAAATAAAAGGCGGAAGCGTACTGCGCTGGAAGCAAAAAGAGGAAAAAGAACCGGCGCAGGAAAGCCTTATAATAATTTCCGCCTGCTTTCTATAATACCATTTTACTCGTTTTCAAAGGACAATTCAAGACATTTCGGTACAAGTTTTCGAACCGCTTTATTCTTTTTATTTTTAATGGTGTTCGGATGATAGTGCAAGGTTTCAGCAGCTTTTTCAATTGTGCAGAACGAAACATATATGCACCTTAAGACAGCCTCCAGATCGTCGTCTTGAAGCCTTGATATAACTTCTTCGATTTCATCTACAATATCCATCCTTTTTTTGATTTCATTTTTTATTTCTTCCTCTTTTGCATGGATCCTTATGTATAAGCCTTCCGTGACATTTACCGAGCCGTCAGATTTCCCGGCATCGTTATGATTGTATTTTGCGGAAATATCTGTAGCATCTTCTTCACACTGTTTTAGCTGCAATTTCAGCGCCTTGACTTTTTTATCTGCATAAAAAGCCCGGTTAAGCCAGTTCTTCAACTCGATCTCCCTTAATGTCATCGCTTGAACATTCCTCCTTAAACAAATTGGATTTCAAACACGTTTCTATTCAAATTAAGTTCACGGATATATTTTTTTGCATAATATCTGTTTAAGAAAATCTTTTCTAAATATCTCCCGGTGATGTTGTTATATATCTTAATCTGCTTATGTTTTTTCTTGCTTGAGATCTTTAAATAACCGACCGTTTCATCCCATTTAATTGTATCTTCCATGATTATTCCTCCTTAAAGCTATTAAGATCATCAATAAGAAAATTCTGAGTATTTAAGTCATCGGCTTCTCTTTGCTTTTTTTCATTAAGCAAAGAGATTGATCTTTCATGCATCATCTTCAAACATTCCACAAATTCATCATTTACAATATCAAATGGCATTATAACTGCA